TTAAACATTGGCAATTTGTTTGAGATTCGTTGTAGATTCTATCTCCTGCCGTTGTTGATGCAGCATTATAACTATCATACGATATTCCTTGAGCACCGTATAATTTAAATAAGTCAAATACCGCCCCCGCCTCTGCGGTTGTTCCGGTGATGAAATTATATGAAGTTCCATTTATTAGAACTTGACTAGCCAATACGTATGTATTTAACCCCACAGGTTTTGCACAACTTGGGGTTGGGGTTAATGTGGGTGTACTCGTTTGAGTAGGTGTATTAGTTGCTGTTAATGTAGGAGTACTTGTCGAAGTAATCGTAGGTGTACTCGTAGCAGTAAGAGTTGGTGTTTCAGTTAATGTTGGTGTTGCAGTATTAGTGCTCTCAATAGTTGGTGTCTGAGTTAAAGTTGGTGTACTTGTTGAAGTAGTTGTAGGCGTACTCGTTGACGTTATTGTTGGAGTATTTGTACTTGTTAAAGTAGGAGTGCTTGTACTTGTTAATGTCGGCGTACTCGTACTTGTTAAAGTAGGTGTGCTTGTTACCGTCTGTGTGGGTGTCTCCGTTAATGTCGGAGTATTTGTACTCGTAAGTGTGGGGGTACTCGTTGATGTGGTTGTTGGCGTTGGGGTTAACGTTGTTGTGGATGTCGGAGTGGGTGTCGGAGTTGCACCCGGTATACAATCAAATGGCGACTCTTCTAAGTCCTCATTTGTTGGAACCGTTGGACAATGAACAGGGTCAATATAATATTGACCTAAATTGAAATCAATGTTGGGGTGTTTATCATATTGGTGTTTCATTAAAATTTGATGGTTTGAATTACCGTCAAATACTACCATAAATTCCTCAGTTAATGGTGAACCATCTTTCTGAACATTTAAATTAAAGTATAAACCAGTATCACAGTAATTTAAATCAACCGATAAAACCTCAATTGGGAAACCGTATTGGTTAATTAAAAAGTCGCCCTTATCATATAATTCTTCTGGATGGTCACAGCAAGGTTCAATAAATGGAACAGGTCTTACTTGTAACTCCTCGGGGAATCTATCATCAAAGTGATATGTTCCATTAGTAACCGCTCCGAAATCTTCTATAAATCTATTTGTATAAACTCTTAATTGTGTTGTTGGTAGAACCTCAAATATTTCAATATCTCCCGTGCTTGTCTCACCTGTAATTAAATTCTTTTTAACAGAACCAAGACATTCTTTATCTGTAACTAAAAGTTTTTCATATGAATATGTGAATGAGTATCCACTTTGTCCTGCATTTTGAAACGATTGGTTTGTCATCCCTGAACATGGAAGATAATCCGCAGATAAAATGTATTCACCAACTTGTAGTTCGTAAACTGTTTTTTCTACTATTGTACCTCCTGTTATATAAGATTCTATAACGGTACTTGTTGTTGTGTTATTAATCGTTAAACCCGATGGAACAACCAATACTATTGAACTATCTTTCAAACCATAATTAAAGTTTGACTTGTATTCAACTTTTGGTTGTATTGTGTATCCTGTGTAATTGTCACAGAAAGTTGCTCCTGAAATTGTTGATATTGTATTTCCGGTTAATCCTTGATAACCTTCGATTACAAAAATTTCAGTATGACTCTTTCCACTTGGGAGTGGGCATGGGTCGTGTTCGATTTTTGTTTGTAAACCTTCAATTTTAAATTTAACTTCGTTGTTTGCAGCATCAATTATATTAAAATCAATAACATCAAATTCTGTAACTCCCGTTAGTTTGAATTTACAATCATATCCCGCAACCTTTTCAATATAAACGTCAGCATTTTGACTATGTCCACTTATACAGTTTGCATAAATGTAGAACGGCCATGTGTGATTTTTCTGAACACCAAATTGTGCACCTATGACATCAATATAGATATCACTAACCATAACACAACCAGCAGGTTCTTCACAGTAATATTCACCATCACCACTAACTTGTACACTTAATCTATCATTGATTTTTGAGGTTCTATAATCCGCCTCAAATCTGTAATCAAAATAATCTTTTACAGAACAATCTCCAATACCATATTTTATTGATGAGAATTTAATCATCTCTTCACCATTTTCATCAGTGAAGATTTCATAGTTGACGACAGGTAATGTTTCTACGGTATATGAATGTCCTGTTGCACCCGTAAATGGTGCGTATGGTTCATATCCCGCACTATATCTTGATATGGTGATTGAGCCAATTAAGTTAACTAACGCACTTAACCATAACTGTTTAATTTTTACGACATCAGGTTCTAAATAATCCTTGTAATCACAGATTAACGCCAGATTAATCGGGTCGTTGTTTATTAAATCGGTACAACCCGTCATTGGGAATGGATTGAATAGTTGTGCACTATTAGTTGTATTTGTTGTACCACTAACAACAACTGTCATTCCTGTTGTTAAACCTGTGTATGTCGGTCCTCCGTATATTACTCCGTCAATTTCAATCACAGGGTAATATGTTACACCTGTTAAATTAATTAAACCTCTGAAGTTATCTTCTTCACCGAGTAGCGTCTCAAGGTCTTCTTCAATCGCAACCTCAAAATCAGGATATAAATCTTCAACAAATTCCATTGGTTGACAATCAAATACATATGGGTATTTTGGTCTACCAAATAAGTTGTTCTCAATTAAATTACCACCCGTCCATAGTGTTGTTGCCGGAACTAATTGTTCTACTAATTGAACCCAATAAGGACTGATACGATTTACGAATTCTGCTGAATCAATAAATGTAAATGCCGTAAATCCACTTTGTGAAATATAATCTCTGTAGATATCTTCAAGAACAATGTAATTCTTTCTGTATCTTATTGTGTGTGAATTCTTTATTACTTTGTGTATGAAATTATCCACAAATTGAGCAAAGGTAATTCCCGTTTGTGGTGACAATAAATTAGTTGACCCAAATGAAATTTCTAAATCCCTACTCTTTCTGAATATATCATAGTTGATTGAGTTTGATGGTGAAATATGGATGTTAATATTTTTTCTGTTTAATATTAACGAAGAACCATTTTCAACATCATGAGCTTTTACATTATCAATATCTGCTTGTAAACCATATCCCGTATCTAAACCCGGTAGAGTTCTAAATACATCAAAATAATCTTCACCATATGTGTATGGTTTATTTTTAGTTTTGATTGTTTTAATTCTACCCGTTAAATTAGAGTTTTCATTATCTAATATTGTTGGTGAGCGGTGGTCCAAAGTAATATCGTACCATCCCGCACCTTTTTCGAAGAAAATCTCTTCAGTTTCACTGAATGCTCTTCTTGGTAATCCTGTATCGGGGTCAACGGGGAATCCATCTCTATCAAAACCGGTTGTTCCTGTTATTACCGTAGTTGTGTATGTATAACCCGTAGTATTGAATACTGCGGTGATAAATTTCTTTTCGCCCGCAATAACATCGTAAATGTCTTGTTCCAAGTCGAAACTCGCCGGCATCGATGTTACTTTATAAACATACTCGTTTATTTTAATTAATGGTTCAGGTGTCCCTAAAAACTTTAAGAAGAACTCAATCGATGCTCTTGTACCCTTTGATTTAAAGATGTAAGCCAGATTTACCAATAATCTTCTGTAAAATTCATACTCTGCTTCAGTTTGATTAAATCCCGTTGATACACCACCGTAAGTTGATGATAAACGAGAGTATAAAACATCATCTAACGATTTTTCATCAAACAGGTTTGTAGTTGACAAACCAAGATTTTCTGATAAATTCTTTAATAATATGTCAGGTAAATTATTGATACCGTCATAGCTTACATTTCTCATGTAAACAATATTATCAATGAATTTTTTTACTGAGTCAAAGCTTTGACCGTATAGTTGAAACACACTTTGCGCTCTGTGGTCTTCGGTATCAAATTCAAATAGTTGTGGTGACGCTAAAAATCTAACCATTAAGTTAGATTTGTAGTTATCTATTTGTTCAGATATGTCACTTAAATTTTGAATATAAGATTCAAAATCAAGTCCACCGATTTGAATATTCCAACCATCACTCAATAATGGCCAACTATATTGTACATTTTGTAATGTGGTTCTACTTCCGTCCGCACTGTCTTGTGGTATCTGAAAATTAGCGGTGTAAATTGGTTTAGTTTCTCTATTTAAAAGAGATTCTTCAACATCATCTAATCCATTAAAAAACTCTTCAACAACCCCATCATTCGGACGAATAATAAAATTAGTTGAGAATGTGGTGGCACCACTAAAAGGATTACCAACCACTACAAATACCAATTCATTCGCGGAATTGGGTTGATTGTATTGTATAATTGGGTAACTTTCGTTATTAAAATTAATAACGTATTTGTTATATGACGAGTAAAGATTTCTAATCTCGTTTTCCGTGGCAGGTTTAACAACACTATTAGGTTCTACTAAAACTAATTCAAATGGATTGAAGAGTTTACTTTCTTGAACATAAAAAGTGGTTCTATTCAAACTATAATCATGTACAATGTTATAGGCCGAATAGTTGTTACTACTAATGGGACTTTCTGCACTTACGGACATTGCTCCCGGAAATTTATTAATAATTCGAGTAATTGATACTAAGATTCTTTCTTTTAGAGAACCAAACATAGATTTGTCCGCGTTTCTCTTATTACTCTTAAATCTTATTCCACTCTTTTTTTGTGCACCACCCGAAGTTGTTGTTTGAGTGGTGGTAACTGCTGATGTTTCTTTTTTTAATGAATCAAGAGTTAAAAACTCAGAGAACGGATTGTTTCTGAATGTTTTTGAATCCTTATCAGGAATTGTTCTGTCGATATCAAAGGTAGTATTGGCAAGAGCAGGACTACCCGTAGTGATTTGTCTTCCAACTAAATTATCACTAAATGTTTCTGCCCCACTAGCTGCTTGACTTGGTACCTTTCTTCTCGCCATTATTCTGTAATAGTATCAAAGTTTAATGTTTCATCAATATCAGTTCTTTCCTCACGAACTTCGTATAGAGTTTCATTAAACTCATCCTTAACCTCGTAAAGATTGTACTGTCTGTATATGTTATTGTTGTTATCGTAAATTGTGTAGATACCCTGAGAAACAGCTTTACTTTGATTACCATACAGTGCGTGTGCCAATGTGGTTGAATCGTGTTCTACCATTTCAACCTCAATTGTAGTTGGGTTGAAGTACGTATTTGTTAATATTATTTTCTGTGATGGGGTACCAATAAAAGGTACTGTATTCGGTTTGTTAGATGGTGCAGATGATGGTGTAACCGTCAAAAACATCAAATTTGTTGCTTGTTCACTGTACTGATAACGAACCGCCTTTTGTGAGGTACTTGTTAAGTTTGAAACAATTGGAGTACAGTAAAACGAAGAAGTGACAACTCTATAAAAATTGGGAATTTTTTTATTGTCAGAGGTATTGATGTATTCTACCCTGTATCCAACCAAACCTTGTGGTGTAAATTTGTTTCTGTCTGCTGCGGGAACATTACTCAAATCAATAACCAATCCTCTTACAGAAGGTAATGAAGCCAAAATACCACAATCCGTAATTGTTGTACGAATTTGTTTTGGTCTAATGTGTAATGTGTAAATTCCTAATTCTGAGAAATCTCCCGCGGCCAATTTTAAGTTGTACATTCCTCCCAATATTTCAACATCAGGTGCTGCGGTATCATCCGTTGTATCTGAGTTATGAAAAACCGGTGTCAAAACGTCACTCGGACTCAATCTTTTTAAAGTTGCAGTCGCGTCACTTGTTCTTCCCGAAACATAGTGATAGTAAATTTCCACATCTTCAGGAGAAACATCCGCTGGTCTTATAATTCCGTAACTACCTACTGCCATGATTTTTTATTAATAAATATAATTTTTATTGTTTTCTGATGTTAAAATATCCATTTCCGTAGATATCTAATTCACCCGTATTATCAATTTCTGTTAATCTTAATGTTTTTTCTAAAACCCCTTGCTTACCCCTTTCAACAAAAATGTCTGAGAAAATTGTCGGTTCGTCGATAAACCCTAAAAAGTGTTCATTACGAGTAATTGCGAAATTCATGACCTCTTCCTTTG